ACTTGTTCTTACATAAACTTCAGTATTAACAAGGTTATCATTAATAGTAACAAGCCAGTTATTACCGCTGCCATCTTCTGGCCTAATACCATTTATAATACCACGAATATAAGATCCTTCGGGATGATGTAAGACGATAGCAACTCGGCCCCTATCCTGCATTTTCTTACAAAGCCATTCATAACTATAAACCGGAATCTTACTATTAACAACCATACCAGAAAGAGTACCCATATTATATTCCTTTACATTGTTAACATAACAGCAATGGCCAACGATTTACGATCATAACATCCATAGATACTATTACCAATTTTAATCGTCCAGAATCCCGGCTTATTAGGATGATTTACAACCTTCATGCAAAATCCTCCTCGCCTTGCATATCTTCGGGATAATCGGTATCGGCGTCAATCCATGTATCATCATACCATCCATCATCATCATTTACAATCCACTCATTACCATTATCATCTACCATCATACTATCGTTAATAATACGCTCAAAAGAATGATACATTGTAATATTACCTTTCTACTTAAACAGGCTGACCATTACAAATCGAGCAGGACCACCCGCCCGTGATATCATCCATATAAAAACTTTTGTAAACATTGTCGGACTGCCGAATAATAACCAGCATACGATCCCCGATAGACTTCACACTTTCCACCACACCCTTAAAGATTCGACCATCCTTCCGAGTGCCACGGAAACCATATCCAACGTAATCGGCAATTTTCATTTTCTGTCCCTTTCTTTTCCTTGGTTATACATTACCTATCGGCAATTGCAAACGGAAAAAATTAGGGGAAAAATTATTTTGTTTGGCACGCCGGTTGCTCGTGCAAAAACTGTGCCAAAACTTTTTTTACATTTGGCACAATATTTGCTCAGCCTGCCATTTTGGCAGTCCGGGCGCCCCGCCTGCCATTTTGGCAGTTCCCCTACCGTAGTGGGGGTGGCGTTTTGTTTACCCCCTATATTTGGGGGGATAACTCCCCAGCCATACCATATGGTCCCTCCACTCCCTCGCATGGGGGGTACCATGCCTCTTGCGAATTAGGCGGAGTTGTGCCGCGAGTGTACCCCTATAAATGGGGGAAGGATCACGTTGAATCCATTCTCCAATCCACTTATTCGCGGGAACCGCTACCAAAAGTCTATGGTCAAAAACTTGCATGATTTTTCTTTCTATCCCCCCATAAGGGGGAGGTTTCAAAGTACCCCTCTAATGGCCGGTCTATGGTCAAACCGCAACCGGGCGAAAATCGTCCAGTTCCACCGTGGAACAATTTTCAAGGTAGACCGTGGCATAGTCTTTCCCGCCGTTGCTCCAACCCTCAAAAATCACGACCATAGTACCCTTCGAGGTTTCGCGGACTTTTTCGATCATACCCTTGAACGTCCGGCCATCATTCCGAACGGCGAAGATATACATTCCAGCGGTGGGGAGCATTTTCATATTTCTATTCCTATTCTAAGGTTTATCGTTCCGTTTCCACTATCCTACATTTCATATCGGCATTGTCAAACGGAAAAAATTAGACATTCTCGATTGTTTCCAGAATTATTCTCCGTTGGGCTTCATTCCGCACAATTGTGGAATGTACCAAAATCGCCACGAGATTTTCAATCATTTTTGTTTGCATGATTTTTGCTCCGTTTTCCTAAGAATACATTCTATATCGGCATTGTCAAACGAAAAAAATAGTGTGGTGAAAAGTTCACCTCTCGATTTTTGGCATGATTTTTGCTTGAACGATTCTAGGCTGTTTCCCCACATTAGGGGGGTTTTTTTGTTTTACCACAATTGGGGGGATTGCCCCCCCAAAGGCGGCGGTGGTCCAAAAATAATAAGCCACCATAATATAAATTAGCCAGTTTAATAGCCAAAAAGGCAGACACCCTAAGATGCCTGCCTCTTTAGGCGCTAGAATCTTTATATCAATACTATCACAATATTTGTTCTAAATTTTTCTTACGTCTACCTCGTGGTTTGCTAATGCCTAACTTACGACGTTGTCTTCTAATCATACTACAGGTCACATTTTCGCCCGTCATTTCGCTCAGTTTTTTAGCCAATTCTAAATCACTAAAACCTTTTAGATTATCTTTGATATACTGCAATTCCGCATCTGTCCATCGTTTATAGTTTGCCATAAATATTTTTCCTTTTGACAAAAAGTGTACAATACATAATATATAATATACTTTGGTCATTTTAAAGCAAGAGGTATTTTATGAATATTGACCATATTTCCCCCAGTATCCTTCACGTTACTGCTACAGAAAATTTAAACATAGAAGATGATTTACTTAAAGAATCCACCAAAACCATAGCACAACTATTAAATGAAAAAAAAGATCAAAACGAACAAAAAGAAGAAAAATAATAAATTAACAGTTGATGAAAATGAATTTCTTAATGTAGTTGATATAATAGCTAAAAAATTAGCATATAAATTTAAATTTGGATATCATGATTTTGATGATATGAAGCAACAGATTAGTATCTTTGCTTTAGAAGGCTTAAAAAATTATGATCATAAAAGACCACTAGAAAACTTTCTTTGGACACACGTAAGAAATCGTTTATTCAATTATAAAAGAGACAACTATCAAAGGCCCGATAAACCCTGTATTAGTTGTCCACTATACGATGCTCACTGCAAAAAAAGCTCTAGTGGGTGTGAACAATATTCTAATAAAGAAGACTGTTCACTATATGAAAATTGGCTAAGCCGCAATAATACAAAAAAGAATCTTATGCATCTAACCACAATAGATGAAATTAAAGATTATGGTAATGTTTTTGATAGTGAAGACAGTTTGTTAATTAATAGTATAGCTAATAATGAAATTTTTACCATTATTGAAACTCATCTTAATGGTGAATATAGAACCATATATTTAAAAGTACGTGGTGGTTCTAAGGTTAATAAAAACGATATGACTAAATTAACTAATAAAATTAAAGATATCATGGGGCAATATGGCTAAAAAACGTGGACAATTAAGTTTAGATGAGGAAAAGTTTATTCGTGACAATATTCATCATCTAAGTATTGAAGAAATAGCTAATCAATTAAATCGTAATATAGATCCTGTTAATCGCTATATAGACGAACAACAGCTATATGCTATCAATGAAAAAAGCGAAAATGAAACTTTAAAACGTAAATTACGCAGTAAAACCTTTTGGAACGAAATTGTTCGTCAATTTGATGAAGAGACGGGCGAACTAGAATATTTTGAAAATACATGGGTGGGTTTGATTAAGCAATTTAGAGAGGACGTTCTTCCTGCTGAAGAATTACAGATTAAACAATTTATTACTATTGATATTTTAATTAATAGAAGTATGAAAGAGCGTAAACGACATATTAGTGAAACCGAAAAACTACAACGTCTTGTTGATAAAGAATATGAAAAACCCGAAGATCAAAGAGATATTCCTAAACTAGCTAATATGGAAACACAATTAAGTTTTGCTCGTAATAGTATTGCAAGTTATACTAATGAATTTACAAAACTACTTAATGAACAACAAAAAATTAGTAAAGATCTCAAGGCCACTAGAGAGCAACGCATAAAAAGAATAGAAGATGGTAAGAGTAGCTGGGTTGGTTTAATAAGAATGCTAGAAGATGAACAAATTAGAGAAAAAGAAGGTAGAGAAATGGAAATACTCGCTATGGCTACAGATAAAGCCAAAAAAAAACTATATGAATACCATGAATACTCTGATCATAAAGTAGATTGTCCAATATTAAGTCCAGAAGCATTAGAGTCCCACAATGAGGAATTATAATGATCCACAATATAAACAATGGAGACAATTTATAAAAAAAAGAGACAATAACACTTGTCAGTGGCCCCACTGTAATAGTAGAAAGAAAATTCACGCTCATCATATACAAAAGTGGGCCGATTTTCCCGGCTTAAGATACCACCCACAGAATGGCATTTGTCTCTGCAACATCCACCACAATATGATAAAAAATAACGAAGAAAATTATACTAGTTTTTTTCAAAGTATTTTATTAAACAAAATGAAAGACATAAAATGAAAAATTATGATCCTTTTACTATTATAGTTGATACTAGAGAACAAACTCCTTGGGAATTTGGTTTTCATAATACGGCTAAAAGAAAACTAGATACCGGAGACTATAGTATAGAAGGATTTGAAAGCTTATTTACTATAGAACGTAAGCGTAGTGTTAGTGAAATAGCTAATAATCTAAGCGAAAATAGATTTAAAGATGTATTAGAGCGCTTGGGTAAAATACCACACAGTTTTATGATTATGGAATTTAGTGTGGATGAGGTATATCAATTTCCTGTGGGCAGTGATGTTCCTAAAAAAATGTGGGATAAATTACGTGTTAGTGGTAACTATATTATTAAATGTTTAATAGAGGCTCAATTAAATTATAATATTCATGTATTATTTTGTGATGATGCAGAAAATGCGGAGAAGGTAGCTGTTAGTATAATGAAAAGAATATATGAAAAATACGGAAAATCTAATATTTGAAGATGCCTGGCTTGGTCTAGGCAACTTAGATGATATAATCATCTCGACCAATAATATGATTGGCCGAACCAAAGAAGATATAGAAAATCCTGATCTACATTTATTGCGCCTGTTGCGTGATCCAAGATACTTTGGAACTACAGCAAAACTACTATTTGATATTGAACTTCATCCTATTCAAATTGCTATTCTTCAAGAGTTTTGGATTCGACCATTTCCCATGTTCGTGGCAAGTCGTGGTTTTGGTAAAATGCTAAGACCAGAAGAACAGCTAAGAACCCCGAATGGCTGGACCACAATGGAAAATATTAAAGTTGGAGATAAAATTTATGGCGGAGATGGTAAATTAACAACAGTTATTAATAAAACAGATCTACAAAATAATTTAGATATGTATAAAATAACGCTAAGAGATGGTAGAACAATAGAATGTTGTGGAGATCATCAATGGAAAGTATATAGTCAAAAAAATAAAAAATGGAACGTACTGAAGACGAAAGAAATGCTAGACTTTAAAAGAGATAGAATTGGAGCCAAGAGCAATGGAAAAGAATATTTGTATGCTCTTCCTATTAATAAACCTTTAATAGACGAAGAACCTCAAGATCTTCCATTACATCCATATGTTGTTGGTGTGCTTTTGGGAGATGGATGTTTGACACAAAATAGAATAACTTTTAGTAGTACGGATCAACATATTGTAAACAAAATCAATAGTTTACTACCCACGGGATATTATGTATCTACCCAAGCAGATGGTATTACTCATGGTATTAATACTACTACTAATATACCGTTCTATAAAATTATAGAAAAAATTGGTATACACAAATTAAACAGTCATAATAAATACATACCATTAAATTATTTATATGGTTCATATAATCAAAAAATAGCTTTATTACAAGGATTGATGGATACAGACGGATATTCTAATGGAGAGTCGGTTATAGAGTATTATACGGTATCATCAGATTTGAATAGAGATATTTTAGATTTAGCTAGGTCTTTAGGCATTCATTGTAAATCTACTAAGAAACCATCTATGTTTCGTGGTAAAAAATATGCGGACTGTCATAGAATTTCAATGTATACAAACGAGGCTGTTTTTAGTTTGCCTAGAAAATTACAATATCTTAAACATACAATATCAAAACAAGGTCAATCAAAATACGATAAGGTATTTATTACAAATATAGAGTATATTGGTAAAGGCAGTGGCTATTGTATAATGGTTGATAATGATGATAGTACCTATCTTACTAAAGACTATATCGTTACCCATAATTCATTTTTAATGGCTCTTTATTGTACATTACGTTGTATCTTAGTACCCGGTACAAAGATAGTGGTAGTTGGTGCAGCTTTTAGACAAAGTAAAATCGTATTCGAATATATGGAAACTTTGTGGCGAAATAGTCCTATTCTCCGTAGCATCTTTAATGGAAACGATGATGGTCCGCGTCGAGATGTTGATAGATGCACTATGAGACTTGGCGAAAGTTGGACAATAGCAGTTCCTATGGGTGATGGTAGTAAGATTAGAGGATTAAGAGCACACATTATCATCGCAGACGAGTTCGCATCAATAAGTCCAGACATTTACGAAACAGTAGTTTCAGGTTTCGCAGCCGTTAGTGCTAATCCTATTCAAAATGTTAAAGAAGAAGCTAAAAAAGCCGCTATGCTAGAAGTTGGTTTATGGAATGATGAATTAGAAGCAGTTCAAATTAAAAAAGGTAATCAGGCTATTATTGCTGGAACAGCCGACTATAGTTTTAAGCATTTTGCATCTTACTGGAAAAGATATAAGGCTATTATTAATAGTCGTGGAGATAAGCATACTTTAGAAGAAATTTTTAAAGGAGAAGTGCCAGATAGTTTTAATTGGAAAGACTATAGTATTATTCGTGTTCCATATGAATTAATTCCAAAAGGCTTTATGGATGATAAGCAAGTTAGTAGGGCTAAGGCTACTATTCATACTGGCATATACAATATGGAATATGCAGCATGTTTTACAGAAGATAGTGATGGATTCTTTAGAAGATCATTGATAGAAAGTTGCGTAACTAATGAGTCTAATCCAATAGTTATTAATGGTAATAATATATTGTTTGATGTTAGTACAAAAGGTAATCCTGATCTTCAATATATATACGGCATAGATCCTGCTAGTGAAAAAGATAATTTTACAATTGTGGTTTTAGAATTACATAAAGATCATAGTCGTATAGTTTATGGTTGGAGTACAAATAGAAATAATTTTAAAGATCGTCAAAAAACTGGACTAGTTAATGAGTACGATTTTTATAGTTTTTGTGCTAGGAAAATTAGAAATTTAATGAAAATTTTTCCTTGCTCTCGTATAGGTCTGGATGCCCAGGGTGGTGGAGTGGCTATAGAAGAAGCACTGCATGATCCTGGTAAACTAGAAGAAGGAGAAAATTTAATATGGCCAGTAATAGATATAGACAAACCAAAAGATACTGATGATCAATCCGGATTGCATATTCTGGAATTAGTACAATTTGCAAGAGCAGATTGGACAGCTCAAGCTAATCATGGACTTAGAAAAGATTTAGAAGATAAAATATTATTATTTCCGAGATTTGATCAAGTAACTTTAGCACTAGCTCTCGATAGAGAAAATAGGGATATTATGACCGCTGATTTAAATAATCTATACGATAGCGAAAGTGAATGTGTTTTAGAGATCGAAGAACTTAAAAATGAATTAACAACTATAGTAATGACTCAAACTAGTACCGGACCTAATGCCAGAGACAGATGGGATACTCCAGAAATTAAACTACCTAATGGAAAAAAGGGCAAATTACGAAAAGATAGATATAGTGCCTTATTAATAGCAAATATGTTGGCTAGACAAATTAGTAGAACACTACAGCCAATAAATTTTGATGTTATTGGTAATAATTTAGCAGAAGTAAAGAAAACAGACGGTCAAATGTATAAGGGTCCAAACTGGTTTACAGAAAATGCTAATGCTAATATATATGGTGGAATTTATCGTTAATGTGTATCTATTCTTAATAGTATTACCAATTCCTTTACAATACAATTACTTTTATGGCCAAAAACAAATATCCTAATAGCAACAATATTCCAGTAGCCCCAAACACTATGCCAGAAAATGCATATGTAACATGGGATGATAATGATGTTGAAGGAAAACAAAAAGCTCTGAATGAATCATCTAAAAGTCTAGATGAATACGGTCTATTTACGAATAAAACTACTGCTGCTACTAGTCGTTTTCGTAATTTTATGAATTTGGATGGTCAAACATCTGGTCGCCCAGGATTAACCAGAAGCGATTATGACTACTTTAGACCAGACGAGGCCGTACCAACAGAAATTAAAGCTATTTTTGCAATGGCCGATCAGATTTATAATCGTGTTGGTTTAGTAAAAAATGTTATTGATCTTATGGGTGATTTTGCAAGCCAAGGAATTAGGTTAGTACATCCAAACAAAAGAGTTGAAAGATTTTATAAAAACTGGTTTGAAAAAGTAAAGGGAGAAGAAAGAAGTGAAAGATTTCTTAATAATCTATATAGAGTTGGCAATGTTGTTATAAATAAACAAACAGCAAAATTAAGTATTAAAGTTACACAGGAAATGTATAAAGCAAAAGCTTCACTACCAGATTTTACAATAAATAGTGACGGAGAACCAGTACAAAAAAGAGAGATTCCATGGAAATATACTTTTCTCGATCCTAGAGCTGTTGATGTTGCCGGAGGTTCTTTATCATCATTTGTAGGTAAAAAATATTATTTTATTACTATTCCAGCTTCTTTACGCAAAATTATTAATAGCCCCAAAAACGATGTTGAAAAAGAAATAGTATCTCAACTACCTCCTACGATACTAGAAGCAGCTAAAAGTAAAAAAATGTATCTATTAGATTTAGATAAAACATTAGTATTTCATTATAAAAAAGATGATTGGAAAACATGGGCATTCCCTATGATATATAGCATCATGGATGATATTGCTATTGTAGAAAAATTAAAACTTGCAGACTTAGCTGCTCTTGATGGTGCAATTAGTAATATTCGTATTTTTAAATTAGGTAGTCTAGAACATAAAATTGCTCCAACGCAAGCTGCTGCTAGTAAACTTAGTAGTATTTTACAAGCTAATGTTGGTGGCGGAACAATGGACTTGGTATGGGGTCCGGATATTGAATTATTAGAGAGTAAAACTAGTGTTCATCAGTTTTTAGGAGAAAGTAAATATATACCACATTTAAATAGCATATATGCTGGACTTGGTATTCCTCCAACTTTAACTGGCACATTTGGTGCAGCTGGTACAACTAATAACTTTATCAGTCTTAAAACACTTACTCAAAGATTACAATATGGTCGTAAGGTTTTAATGAGTTTTTGGAAAAATGAAATAGCTTTAGTTCAAAAGGCTATGGGTTTTAAATATCCAGCTAAAATTGAATTTGATAGAATGGATTTAAGTAACGAAGATACAGAAAAAGCACTACTAATACAACTAGCAGATAGAAATCTAATTAGTGATGAAATGTTACAAAAAGCATATGGTTTAGATCCGGATCTCGAAAAAGTTAGACTTAATAGAGAAACAAGAGAAAGAGATGCTAGTCGTATGGTAGAAAAAGCTGGACCATTTTATGATGGTGGAACTTTTGAAAATAGTATGAAAAAAATGGCTATGCAACTAGGTCTTGCTACTCCCAGTCAAGTTGGCTTAGAATTAGAGCCAAAGAAAAAAGGAGAAATGAATGCTGTAGAGGTAAAATCTGCATTTGCAATTCCTAAAATACCAGGACCAACTAATGAAAGCAAACCAACGGGAATACCTCAGCAGGGACGCCCAAAAACTTCTAAAGATAGTAAAAAACGTAAAACTAAAAACTTTACTCCTAGAACTGGAGCATCTCTACATCTTTGGGCAGTAGCAGCTCAAGATAAAATATCAGATATATTAAATCCACAGTTTTTAGAATTTTATAATAAAAAAAATATGCGTAGCTTATCCAATACAGAATATAATGAAGCTGAAGCTACAAAAACAAAAATCTTTTTATCATTAGAGCCTTTTGACACAATTACTGAAGAAGTAGTTTTAGCAAAACTCAATACTATCAATAGTATTGATAATAATATAAAAACCACTAAATATAATAAATTAATAAAAGCTATTAGTAATGATATTAATAGGTCCCCAACAGCAGATGAGCTTAAGTATACCAAAGCCTATTTTTATCAAACGGTGTATTTAAACCAGGAAGATACTATAAATTGAGGTCAAATTATGCAAATATTTGAAAATGAAAAAAACGATAATTTAACCGAACTCCTCTCTGCTCAATCCTCAATAGTATATGCCTCTTTACTAGAAAAATCCGATAGTGAAATTTCACAAAAAAAGGCTCGCAAAGAGAATAAAGCCCTAGCCGGTATTGAGGATACAGACTTGTATTATACTCAATCGATTTTAGTAACAACCTCATGGAATAAAAATGATGATATTTTTGACGCTAAAGAAGTTTGGCTAGCCAGAGCCACTCCTATGCATAAACCAACTAATCTTGAACACGATGAAAAGACCATAGTTGGTCATATTACTTCTAATTGGCCGATTGATATTAACGGCGAATTAATAAATGAATCACTCGAATTAAATAAATTACCAGAAAAATTTCATATTTTAACAGGATCAGTAATATATAAAGGATTTACTGAACCAGAATTACGAGACAGGGCAAATAATCTTATAGAAGAAATAGAAGCTGGTGAAAAATATGTTAGTATGGAATGTTTTTTTAAGAATTTTGATTATGGATTAATTGATAAAAGCACT